CGGAACAACTACCGTTGTCCTGGAATGACTTTATCACGGCATATAAGAAGGCGCTGAACCCAGCGTCATCCACTGAAACAGAAGCTGCATAAGGAGAAAACATGAGCTTTTTTGATCATAAAATTGATGTCAGTGATATACCTGACAGCGTAGGTTCGGAGCCGTTGCCAGAGGGACACTACCTTATGAAGGCGACCAATGTTGACCCAGACACTCCCTCAAAGAGTTCTGGTGCTGACATGCTGACCATTGAGTTTTCATTTGTTGATTCTGCTTTTTCGAGCAGAAGACCAATAAAAGACTTCTTCGTTATCGGGAATCAGATTCATTATGGAAAGCTTAAGAGGTGGGTGAGTGCTACGGGCATCGATCCGAATCCTGAAGTTACAAAAGATAAGGTTAAAAATGCTGAAGGCAGGCATTTTCAAGCCAAGTTGATTCAGGAAGAGTACAACGGTTATGTGAACAACAAGATCAATGGGTATTTTCCTGCGGATCATGAGTCCACACCGCCACCTCAACCAGCCGCTTCGACTGGGGATGTAAACCAGCAAGCACCCGCTCAACCAGCAGCAGGTCTGCAAAAGGCTGAGTGGTCTTAACCGAGTAATACAACCAAGGCAGATGGCTCTGCCTTCGGAATGGGACTGGCCCCACCCATGGTTGGAAACGGGCCGTACAACTAAGGTGTGGTCTGATGGAGCCACACGTTTGCCCCAGGGGCGGTCCACCTGTAGTTGGAAACGGACCATCGATTAACCAAAGCAATTAAATATAGGGGTATTTGATGATTAAGAAACAAGAACTTGTGGATAAGATAAAAGAGCTCGAAGGAAATTTAGAAGTTTCTGAAGATGAAGTTGAGCGATTTATAGAAATACGAGACAGACTAGCTAAAGAAAAACAAAAGCTTGAAGAGAGAATTACAAGCTTGGAGCAGTTAGTTCCAGAGGATAAGTTAGAAGAGCTCAATGACGGTACGATCTACCGTTTGTGTGATCCAAGTCTTATGTTCTTCCATGAAAACAGGGACATGGGCATAGACATTTACTGTGAGGAAACAACAAGCTCTAAGCGCAGGCTTTTGGCCAGGATACCGATCTCAGTTGATTATGAATCGCATGAGCAAATGAGCCTTACTCAAAAAGCTGAGATGCTTGATCCATTGGTTGCGGCTCTTGAGACTGCGTTCAAGGATCACCCTGACTACCACATCAATGTAGTCACCTCCTTCACTAAAACAATTTATACCTATTGATGAGCAAGTCTCCAACATTCGTTGAGCTCTTGGAGGAGTTCACCAAAACATACAGCATCGATGCCATGGGTATGTCGATAGAGAACATTAAGTCAAGTATCAGTGAAGAGGACTGCGTGCGTTTGGATAGGGTAGTTAATCCTCCTGAGTGCATGCGGTACAGGCTCACTGCCTACATTGAGATTGAAGTATCTAGCGAGACCGAAGCAGAAGACAAAACCACTAGGATAATGAAAGAGGTGGTTAAGGGCTTAGATGAACAAGACAAATTACTGCATGTCGATTTGAAAGACATAACAGAAGGGGAATAATTAATGAAAAAATTACACATCCAGTTTGGTGGAGAACCAATCTTGAAAGGCAAAGAAGCGTACACAGTCGATGATGTTGTTTGGTGTCTTGATGATAACAGCGTGGGTCATGTATACGAGAGCGAAGACAAAACAATTAATTACCAAGCGATTGGTGACTTTGAAGACGGTGAGTATGGTTTGATTCTGGATCACTACGAAGAAGTTGAATCTACTTCATCTGATGGCAGAGTCGGACCGTGGAAGAGGATGGAACATGTGTATTACGTTTCTACTCATAAGGCCATCATCAAGGACGGCCTGGTTGATATTGATTCAGTGAAGGAAGCCACTGCTGAACTGCTCAATCGATGCGGTTACTGGGGCGAATTCATCGAAAGGCTTGAAGAAGTTGACTTTGATATTGGGCTGCTCGACAGAAAGAAGTTCATAAATCTACATCTTGGGAGCTAACCCATGGAACAAGCAAAGTTTGATATCGAAGTTGAGTACAGAATCGATGGAAAAGTTGAAGTAGCCAGGATAGAAAACATTGGTTTCGCTGACATTCAAAAGCACATACCCGCTTCTGCCCAAGTGGTAGGAGCAATTGCAAAGAGGGTGGATAGAGATGAGTGAACAACAGAAAGTTAAGTCAGACGGAAGCACTGCTTCGTACTACGAGCTACCTGGGTATGCCAAGGAGTTACAGCATTTGATATCACATAAGGACATGAATGCGCAGATTGGTGAAATATTCAGGGCATGTTATAGATATGGTCAAGCATCTCACAGTGATCAGCTGCGTGATGCGAAGAAGATATTGTTTTATGCAATAGCTGAAGTCCAACGGCTGGAGAGAAAAGATGGTACAGATTAAGATCAAAAGCGAAGCGCACCTTGAGGCTTTAGATGCTCTCAGGGAGTTGTTTGCAAACGCAATGGATGAAGGCATTGATCCTGATATTTTCATGGAATCCTGCCTGTGCTTTGCGTTGGCTTACCACCTGGAATTTACTGACAGTGATTCGTTACATCAATTCATTGAGCATGCAAAGACAGAGATGCTTACTCCAGCGACAAACGAGGAGATCATATGTCACTAGAGAGATCATTACATTTACACCGAAGGAAGCGCGCAGTAAACAAGATACTTGGCAAGAACGATCTAAAGGAATGGCCAAGAGAATACTGGAGTAAAACTTCTGAAGGTCTTCACAGGAATTATAGGTTAAATGAAGTTAAGGTATTATCAACAAGAAGCCATTGATGAAACGCTCAAGTGGCTGGACACGCAACAAACTCATCCGTTGATTGTGCTGCCTACTGGCAGCGGTAAGACAGTTGTCTTTACAACAATCATCAAGCAGCTGTTTGATAGAGATCCCAATTGCAGGGTTCTCATCCTGGCCCATCGGCAGGAGCTAGTCAGCCAGGCGAAGGATAAGTTGTTGTCTGTCTGGCCATGCGCGCCATACGGCATACTCGCTGCTGGCCTGAAAGAGTTTGACGCTTCTTCCCCCGTAGTGATTGCAAGCAGAGACACGCTGGCAACACCCAAGAGGCTAGAAGATGCAGGCGAGTTCGACTACATAATTGTGGATGAAGCTCACCATGTTGGGCTTGAGAAGGCCAGTCGCTATCAAAAGATATTCAACAACTTCAATACCACTCAGCACTATGCGCCCAAGATATTTGGCGTGACTGCAACCCCATACCGTATGGGCCAGGGGTTTATATACGGTCTTGGAGATGAGTTCTTTGGTGGCGTGTCCTACCAGATAGGCATACCTCAGTTGATCAAAGACGGTTATCTCTGTCGCTTGTCTGCATTCAAGGTGGATGACAAGGCAGTGATCGATGCATCAACTGCGAGAGTGAAGTTCAAAGGCGGTGACTACCGTGAGTCAGACCTTGAGAAGCTGGCCATGGAAGACCAGACCATGCTGGCGATCATTGCTGACTGGATCGATAAAGCGTACAGCAAAGGTCGATTAAGCACTGTGTTCTTCTGTGTCACTGTCGCTCATGCCAACAAGATGTGCATGTTGTTACAGAACGCTGGCATCGAGGCAGCTGTTGTTACAGCGAACACACCTGGTGATGAACGCGCAGAGATTCTGGAGAAGTTTGAGAACGGTGTGATCAATGCGTTGTGTAACGTAGCCGTGCTGACTGAAGGCTGGGATGCGCCCAGGACTGATTGCATTGCGCTACTCAGGCCAACCAAGTCGCTCGGTCTGTATGTGCAGATCTGTGGCAGGGGCATGCGTACATGGGGTGACAAAAAGGACTGCTTGCTCCTTGATTACGGCGAGAACATGCACAGACACGGCTGTATCGACAGAGCTAGACCAGAGACCAAAGCAGATGATGAAGAGCATAAGATATGGATATGTGATGCAGTCACATCAGTAGGGCATCCTTGCCTAGCTGTTAATGACTGGGTTGATAAGAAGTGTATTGAGTGCGGTGCAGACAAACCTAAAATGGGATACGCGCCTCCAAGAGGGGAACCAGAGATAGCCAAGGATCGTGTTGCTGCCGAGGGCAGTGTGCTATCTGATGAAGCTGGCTTGAACATCAAAGATGTTGAGAAGATAAAAGATGTTGAGTTTGCACGGGCTGCAATTAAAACATCCAAGAGTGGTAATGAGTATCTCAATGTTGAGTTCAAACTGGTCGATGAGTTCTGGCCTCAGTCAATGCCATTCATGATAGGGATGAACGGACCCGCTGGGATCATGGCTAAAAAGAAATGGAAAGCATGCGCAGCGAAAGGAACGCCAGTGCCATGGACAATTCAGCAGGGAGAAGAACTGATCAACGACCATGGATGCTTTGATCACATAGAAAAAATTACAGTAAGAAAAGAAGGAAGGTATTGGAATGTTGTCAGCGTCTATTATTGAAAAGGTTGATGAGTGGATTGCCTCTAACAACGAAGGCAATCGAGGCCATCTTGGTTTCAGTGTTATCGGTGACGACGATGAACATAAGCAGTGGATGAACTTTCATTGGTGCTTACCTAATGACTTTGATGGTCGGATGCTTAGGTTGTTTGATCTAGGCAACCGCATCGAGGACCAGGTAGTTGAGAACATAAGAGACAGCAAGGAAGCGACTGGTGTTTCAATCGCATCTCACGGTAAGGATGGCAATCAGATCAGGGCATCTACCCTGGGAGGACACTTCGCAGGATCATGTGACGGATGGCTGCGTGGCGTGCTGCCTGAACCAGACCAGGAGGAGGTCATTCTTCTTGAGGTCAAGAGCGCAAACGACAAACGCTGGAAAGAGCTGGAGAAACTGGGTGACTATGAGCTCTGGAGCGAGACATATCGATGGCAGATCCATGGGTACATGGGCGTATTTGGTCTGACCAAATGCATGGTGATTGTGGTCAACAAGAACAACAGTCAGATCTACTCACAAATCATAGATTATAACCCAGAGATCTGGCAGAAGGCTCTAGAACGCGCTGAGAGGATCATTACTAGTGAAGAGCCTCCATACCAAGGGAGAATGTCAGAGAAGGACTGGCGGCTTAAGGGGCAGTCTCAGGCGTATATCGACATATATCAGCGAAAAAGGTTCCCCCAGTCTGTTAATTGCAGGAACTGTGCGTTCTCAAAGCCATTGACTACCAGCAATGGGGCTACATGGATATGCAAGCGTACCAATAAAGCCATAGATCTGGAAACTCAAAGGGCTAGTTGTGAGAACCATTTGTGGAATCCGAAGTTAATCATCACTGCTACTCACTTGCCTGAAGAGAGTGACGATACCAAGATAGCGTATGAAGCAGGGTTCACTAAGTTCTATAACGCGATACCCTCTGCCAGAGAGCCTGGTCATTACTACAGTAGCGCAGAGCTCAGAGAGTTATCGAAGTGTCAGTTCGACCTGAAGATGATGGAGATGGCAGGAGATGTGAAGTCAGAGTTCCCCGGAAGCACAGTGGAACATCTTGATGAAAAGAAAGATCCTTTCTAAACCCTTGGGTCTTTGACGATATTGATTTTTACACCAGGATATAACGCCTCAACGAGCTTCTTCTTGAGGCTGAACACCTGAGTGATCACCCCCTTGGTGTCCTCGATGACCCAGTCACCATGGTAATCCTTGTACTTGAAGTCAGCCACATACTTGCAGATGTGTTTCTCCTTACCCTCTACTGTGATTGCGCAAGGGAAGTCTATCTGCACCTCAAGATCTGATATCTCGTTTTTATCCTGGCGTTCTTTCAGTATCTTGTATCGAGCGGCCTCAAGCTTGGAATCAAAAGTGATCCCATCGTATTCAGTCTTGACCGCAAAGTATTTGCTTTTCTTTTTCTTGGCTCGTTTCGGAATCAATTACTGTACGCCTAAGAGTTTTCTTAATTCTAAGTCTCTTAGTGCTTGTGTACCAGTTCCCAATAAAGATTGAGGTTGTTGCTGAGTTGGCTCTGGAGGAGTGATATCAACTGGAGCCTGAACTGGCTGAGGAGGTGGAGCAGGTTGAGCTTCTTGCTCTACCGCTGCTTCAGGTCTAAATCTCCTGCCCTGAAAATCTGCGTAAGCGGAACCTATGTCACCCATGTTGAACGGATTCGCAAGCTTGTCCTCATCACTTCGTATCGCAAACGCTATTGTTTCTGAACTTGGGAAGAATGCGTTGAACCGACCTGCAAGTAAGTAATTCAGGTTTGGAGTCTTCGCTTCTTTCAATGGTTTAAATATTTCAGCTGTTGTTAAGCCAAGAGTTTTAGCATCTTCAACTGCCATGTTTAAATCACGAAGCGCCTTAAATCGTTGTTCGTTTGCAGTGATATATGCTTTGGTAATATCCTCTGCACTTTTGCTTCCCCTGGTCTTGGCTACTTGGTTAAATATTCTTGCGGCATCTCGTACTTCTCTTGCCGCTTCAAGCCCTCGATAATACAAAACCCTATCCAGCCTTGGTTTAAGACTCTTCACTCCAGTCAATGCTTCGGCAAACTCTTGTGCTGGATCAATTTGATATCCTTGTCTACCAACTGTTTGTGTTGGATCAACCCCCAGCACAGAGCCAATTGCTTTCGGAAATCCTCTAGCAGTTAAATCCAGGTAAGTTGGTGAAGCAACATCAGCTTTTATGTCAACAGGGCTTATGCCAGGCATTATGCCGTCTGAAAGATGCGCGAATGACTTAGCCATCTTCAATCCTAAAGGATCTGTTTCAAGCCATATGTCAGCGCCAAAACTTGTTTTGTTTCTTGCAATATCAAACATCTTTTCTGTGATGATTGATTCATCCATGAAGGGTGCGAAGTATTCATAAAACGCTCCGCTCTCTCCAAAGCTTGCGTCAAAAGCAATCTCGCTTAAATCTTTTTCACTGGTAATACCATTTTGCACAGCGTTATACACAGCCTTGAATGGTCTTGCTAGATAGTCATATGGATTGGTGTAAGAAAAATTATACAAGTCTGTAATCTTTCCATCTTTGTCAGTGGCTATTGGTATTAGCGTAGAGTTTCTGTCCCACTCATAGGCAGCGGATCTCTTATAGGCTTGCACTTGATCATCAGTAGCGCCTGACAATAACAAACCCCCTGTGTAAAGAGTCGCTGGTATTGCAGCGTTAACTGAAATAGAACCGACCAATCTCTTCATTCCTATTGATCGTATCTCAGGAGATTCACTAGCCAATTCTTTGGCTGCTCGATTTAGTATGTTGCCACTGGTTCTTATTATTTCTGCGGGGAAAGCAACGAAGTTACCAAAAGGCAACTGTCTTAATCTTTTAATCGCTTCTGGAACCCTTGCATAGTTTGGTACAGTGTCTTTTACAATCTCAGCGGCTTCTCTTTTCAATGCGGTTTCAAGAACATCGTCTGGAATTAAATTTCCTTGCGAGTCTGTTCTTTTAATAACTGGGCCAAACTCATTAAAGTTTCTGGGATCAGACACAGCGATTGATGCATTTGGATTAGCATCAAATGCATTTTTTAATTTACCAAGCTCCATTTCATAACTGTATGTTTTCCAGACATCATCAGAGCCTTGATATAACTTACCCGCCAATGTGTTTTGCACATTCCTGGCGTAGTTAAATCCTTTTCTAGCAACTTGCGGCATGTATTGAGTAGCGCCAACAGCATCATTAAGCAATGATTCAAACTCACCAATCTTTGAGTTTGTGTTTATAACTCCTAGATCAATCAACTCATTGTAGTATTTATCAAGATCATCTTTAGTTGCTTTGCCTTTACCAAAACCTACACGCTTATTCCCTATGTTGGTAAATATAGTGGCAACTGAATCAACTAGAGAGTCTACGTTGCCCACATTGCCATTAGCTAATGCAAAGAACCCAGCTGTTGTTCCGTTTCTTATTTGTGTGACTGGGCTAAAAACTGTTTTAGCTATCTGAGACATACCTTTGACACCGAGGAAAGTAGCATACAAAGGAAACGTGTCAGCCAGATTGAAGTACTTTGGAATATCTTCAAACGCTGCTTTGTGTTCGTTCTTTACATACTTGCCAGCTAATGGTCCAAATTTTTCTTTTGCTTGGACGCTCACCTCATCTAGTGGACTAAGTCCATCTGCGCCAATCCTTGAGTATTGACCCATCTCTGCGCCTTCAGGTAGCTCATCAAATAAAAATCTATTCTTTCCTTGTTGAGCAAGCGCATTGTTGTAATCAACCAAGTTCTTAAAGTAACTGCTCTTTGCTATTTGTTTAGAAAGAACATCAACTGTTTCAACCATCCTGGTTCTAAGACCAAGCTCCTGTTCTGCTAAGTCTCTGGTTCTTATTATTTCAGGTCTGACTCTACCAATAACATCTTTTGCGCCAGTGTACTCGCCAAGAAAGTCTCTGATAGCAGGAAGGTCATCAAGCCTTCTTCCTTTGAGTGGTCCTTGCGCGATACCAGTTAGGGTGTCTTTATCAACCACCCCATTTGGGGTCATGTTTGCATTAGTGAATCTGCCCTGAAGCATGTCATTTAAAATAGCTTTCGCTTTAGTTGCATCCAATACTTTTTCTGGAGGCAACCCTTGAGTAGAACGAACTAACTCTTCAACGGCTTTGTCTGTTTGAGCGGCAGTGGGCTGATAGTTTGTATCCTTAAACGCTCGATACAATCTAATCCCATAATAGGTTTTGTTGTCTCCGATAGTTGTACTAAGAGTGTTTTTAATTTCATTAGAAATTAAAGGATCATCAATCATTTCTTTAACTGATGAACTTAATCCATCGATTTCATTTCTAATCTTTGTTGCAGAGTTAAATAAACTTAAATCTCTTTTACCAAATAAACTTTTTGGCATGTTCTTGCCAATGATGTCATCAATTTCTTTTAATTCATTAGCAGCTCTTGTTTTAATTGTTTCTCTACTAACTGCCTTTGGCCCCCTAGTAATGTCTTCTGCAAATAGATAATCATTTACTGTGTTTAATATTCTGCTTTGATCTTGACTGTTAAAAAGCCCACCATTCTTATTAACAAATGACATTGCTTCATCAAGTTCAGCCACAGCCTGCCTTACTTTGTTGTTGTGAGCAGAAACTTCAGCAACTTTTAATTGATTTAACTGTGCTGAAAAACGATCTGGCATTTCACCCTGAACAGTTAAGTATTTTCTAGCTTGCTTTTTAAGCCTTTCAAAGTTTCTAGCAAAGAAAGCAGGGTTTTCTAGGTCTGGTTTAACGCCCACATTATAGAACGGGGTGTCTGGATCTTTGATTGCTTGAGCAGCAGCCTTAGTCATGTCGGTTTTTCCAAGGGCATCAACGCCCTTAGCAAAGCCAGTGGCTCCTAGTCTTGCGATAGCAGGCACGCCAAGAATAATTGAAGCCCCCTCTGCCGCGACTTTAAGTCTGTTTGCAAGAGTAGCTGCTGCGAGCTCTGCGCCTGCAAGATCTTCTGTTTCAATTCTTTGTGTTGGCCCAATCTCAAAGAAGTCGCCAAGGGTTTCTACATCTGGGGTAGTCGCAGCAACATCAGCCGCAGCAAATGAAGTTACATCAGTTGCGTCAAGACCTTTTGATTCAATGGCTTTTTTTGCTTTAATTGCTTTACTTGCCTTCAAGGCAATACCACCAGGCACAGCAAACTGGGTAATAAACTTAGCGGCCTCTCCCAAACCCGTTGAGGTTTCAGGTTTGTACTTGGCAAAAAACTTTCTTAACTCTTCTGAACTTCCCTCTTCAGAACCAGATATGGCTTCATACGCTTCAACAGGTAAGGTGGATATGCCTTCAACAGTACCAACTAATCCAGCACCGATTCCTCTAACAATATCTCCTACCGCAGAGACATCTTCTTCGCCTAGTTCTGCGCCTCTTGGTATAAGCGGATTGTCTTTGAGAAACTTTTGAGCAGCTGATATGGCAACATCTTCATCGTCTGTATCTATTTGAACAGATCTTCCATCAGATAAATTGACAGTGATCATGTTTCAATTTCTTCGCCAGTTTGAGAATCAATTCTTTCTCCAGAAGCATCAAGTGTTATTGGAGATTTACCTGTAGTTCCTCCCATTAAGTTTCTAACTATCTCCAAAGTTCCTTGAGGACCAGCTTCCATCCCTTGAGGAGTTTTAGAAACGGTGTCAAACAAAGATAGTAAAGTTGAAACCATTAGCTTTTCTTCATCAGACCCTTGGTCTAACAATATTTTCAATAATTCATCAGTAGACTTTTCTGGCATTAATTCTTTTAGAGTTACTAGATTTTTTTCTAAAGCTGTTTCTTTGTCTGATTGAGCTTGAAGTTGATCATATTCTTGAGCTCCTATGATCATATCGCTTAACGCATTTCTAGGAGTGAATCCTTCAGACGGTTGATTAGCCTTGGCTATAGCATATCTGGTTCGTGGATCAGTCAATGTGTCCTGAAGGTTTCCTAAAAACTTTCTAAACTTTCCAGGCTCTTCATCACTTGTTGAGGCAACGTCTATGTTATCCATAGCTTCTTCATCTACAGCAGAATCAGGGGCAGTTGGAGGTTCTGGCTTTTCTTTCAAAGCTGAAATGATGTCTGACTCTGTTACAGGCATGTTTTCTTCTATGCCTTCCAAAGCAGATCCAGCTAAAGGAAACACATCAAACTCTTCTACTTCTTCACCTGGCTCTGAAAGACCTAACACCCTACCAACTCTACTGCCAGCAAATTCGTCTGCAAGCTGACCAATCCCTCTAGGAATAGCGGTGGCAATATCAACTGCCCCTCCTGGTAAAACCCCAAGGTTGTATGCAACTTGAGCTGCCAATCTCCTGTCATTAATTAAATCAAGATATTGTTCTCTAACAGGCTTATCTAAAGCTTCAAACTCTTCTGCGGTAAGACCAATATCATCCAATTCTTCGGCTGTAAGAGCAGAAACCATGTCTCCTTCAGCCATTTCCTTAATAGAAGTTGGCCGCTTACCTGTTTTATTCCACTCATTCATGTACTGAGTTAGTGAACCGCCATACGCATCCAGCTGCTCTCTACTGACATTAGCCAAATTGTTTCTTGTCTTTTGTTCGCCTTCACCAAAACGTCCTGATTTCTGTGGCAATGAAGCAATCCCTTCTTTAGGAGATTCTTTGGCCTCTTGAACTTGAGGGAGAGAAGCGATTCCCTCTTCTGAAACTTCTTCTTCTGCAACTGCATCTTCAGGCAAAAGAATTCTAGCCATCTGACCCCTGCCAAATGTTTTGCCTTTAGTATCTCCAACACCAAGTCGGATTGCTTTTTCAACAGCATTTGCAACTTTCTTTCCTTTGAACCCCATGCGGCCAAGTTTTGCTGCTATTGCACCAGGAGCGCCTACACCTGTAGCCATGAGTCCTGCTGTCGCGGTGGCTATTGCTACATCTTCAGGATCATCCGGGTCAACAATAAAAAAATCAGTTATATCTCTAAGATTTAAACCAGAACCTTCCTCTGTTTTTTCTAAAGAAAAGAAGTCATCCATGGTGTCATCTTCGCCAACAATCATTTCTCCTAATATTTCAGGAGCAACTCTTGCATAGTCCATGAATGTTAATTCATCTTCTACTTCACCACCCTCTTCGTATCCTCGAACAGGAGCAACACCAGCCATGATTCCAAGCCCTTGTCTTTGCATAGGGGTTTGGAACATTGGTCTCTGCATAACTGGATTCTGCATCATGCCTCCTTGGTTCATCGCGTTAGCTTCTGATAGAGCTATGGCTATGGCTTGTTTAGGATTGGTTACTTTCTTTCCAGAGCCACCAGATTTAAGAGTTCCACTTTTGAACTCTCTCATTACCTTTCCTACTTTCTTTTCTTTTTTAGACTGCTTCACGCTTGTAATAAATCTTAGAGTAATTTACTCGATAGTATCCATCTTCATCCAGCATGACGGCGCTTGGATCAACTTCTTTAACTTCCTGCGCAATTACACCCTCAGTCGGTAGATTGGTTACGCCAATCTCTTCAGCCTTGTCATTCCAATCCCATGTATACCAACCGATACCAGGTTCTACATCATCAATCTTCCTGATGTTCTTTTTAAGTCTGGCATCAGAGAGAGCGAACAAACTCGCTGCGGTGCTGGCTACCTGACTTGCTTTTGCAAAATCACTTGGAGTTTGATTTGCTCCAATTGCCTGTTGGCCAATACCAAAACCACTTGTGTATTGAGGCATGAATGGAGCAGCCCCGCCAAGAAGTTGTTGTCCTCTTTGCAATCTCATGAACGGCTCATCAGCCATTTGGGTAGCAGCCCTGTATTGAGCATCAAGTCCTGCTTGCTGTATGCCTCTTCCGGTCTGGCCCAATCCTGCTAACGTGCCTATCTGGCCTGTCAGCATGTTGTATCCCTGTTGGCCAAGTCCAGCTATACCTGCCGCGCCTGCTCTAGCAGCGGAGCCACTTTGACCAAACGCATCAAGAGCTTGACCAAACTGCTGTCCAGTAAGCGCGCCCATGCCTTGTGCTGCGCTTTGCATACGACCCATTCGATCACCGAATACATTGGCCCCAAGTTGTTGCGCTTGCATGAACTGATTAGCCATGTTCTGGCCTATGCCTGCTCTTTGCCCAGCTAAAGCGCCAATACCTTGTTGGGCTTGCATTCCCATAGCGCCTCGCTGTTGAGCAAGTTGGGCTTGTAATTCTTGAGCAGACATTCCCATTTGTGCTGCTCGTTGGGCAAGATCACCCATAGCTTGTTGTCCAGATAGACCAAGCTGTCCTCCCTCGAGCGCGCCTCGTTGAGCTAATTGCTCTGCGCTCAGTCCTAACTGTCCAGCTTGACCCGCAGCAGATATACCAGTCTGCGCGCCAGCCTGTCCTAGTGATCCAGTTAATTGAGCAGCTTGTTGTCTTCTTGCTTGCGCCTGCTCAAATGCTTGTTGTGCTTGCTGTTGTGCTTGCTGAAATCCTTGCGATCTTAATTCAGCACCAGTTTTGGCTTGTTGCTGTAATACGTTTCTACCTATCTCAGCTTCCTGAATAGCGCCTCTTGAACCACCAAATGCACCAGCTGCAACCTGTTGAGATCGAGCATCACGTTTTTGTTGCTCTCCTAGCCTCGCAATCTCAGCTTGTTGCGCCTCGATAACATCTCGGTTGAAGGGGTCCATATATCTGCTTGCAGCAGATGGGTCGTATTCTCTTCCCGTCCCTGCTAGCTGCGCAATGCCTTGAAGAGCAGTGCCTCTTCCCATCTGTCCCGCGCTTCTTAAATCTCTTCCTGCCGCAGCAGTTTGCGCTCGCGCTCTTTGAGTCGCTTCTCCAGCACCAGCCTGCGCACCACCAACTTGACCTGATATTCCTCTAGCTGCGCCAAGAATTCCTCTTTGACCCATTCTAGCTTCTCTTCCTGCGCGAGAACCAAATCTTTGCATGTCACGTTGAGCGCCAGCGACTTCTCTACCAATGCCAGCTTGTGCGCCTTGTATATCACGAGCTGCGCCACGCATCATTTGCCTGCCTTCTTGATCCATGAACTGTTGGCCAGTTCTTGGGTCATAAGCACCTAAACTCTGTTCATACAACGCTCTTGCTCTTGGATCGCCAAACAGCCCTGCTGTCGATGGATCAAAAGCTTTTGCTCCCTGACGATAAAAGTCTTGAGCTTCTGCTAGTTGTTGCCCAAACCCACCTAATCCTTGCGCTAAGTTTCTTGCTTGAATCTCTTGAGGAGAAAGACCTGCGACTTGCTGTAAAGGAACGGGTATTGGCCTGCCAATGAGGCCGGGATCATCTGGTCCTGTTCCAAAATAGCTTGCAAGAATGTTGCGTGTAGCCATTTCCATAGCTGGGTCAGAATAAGTTGACCCAAACTGAGGGGAAACTGACGGCATACTAGCGTCATAATATTCAGTTCCACTATCAAAAATACCCATTACGCTCTCCTAATTGCCTGTTCACCAGCACGTTGCAATGCGTACATCATTCTTGCGCCTTCCCGCCTTTGGTCAGCTTTGCTTTTATTAGCGCCTTTTAATTTACCAATACCTCTAACTGCTTTTGCGTTAACGACAAACTCACCATCACTTAGCATGGCTGGTATATCATCAGATGTTTCTGTTCCTGGCCCAGAGATAGGCCCGTTTACTCTAGGAAAATCTTCAACCATATCTCCTTGAGCAAGGTACATCAGTCCACCGTCAGCTGCGGCAGTTGGCGCTCCAGCGCCCCCTGCAAAAATATCTTTTATACCAGAGCCAATGGTTCTTAAATCAGCCCCAAGACCGCTTCCTTTTTTCTTTGCTTTACCGGACTTTATGTATTCAATCAGTTCTTCTCTTGTCATGTTTTCAATGTCTTCTTCATTAACATCATCAAAACCAGAAGAACTTCCTGAATTCATGCCTTCTGAAAGAGCGCCAAGACCTTTACCTATGCCTTGCATTACGCCACCGAAACTCATTTCTACAGGTAACTGCGCAATCCCGCCATCAGCATAACGACCAAAATCTATGGTCGGACCTGCACTTTTTATTGTTCCTGGTTGTCCACTTGGTCCAGCTCCAAATCTTTGTCTTCTAATGAGGGATCTTATATCTCTAACCGCAGATTGATATGGAGCTCCAATATATGGCGCGTATCTTTTAGCCTGCCTAATTAATTCGCTGTTAGATTCGTTTGGAATTATTTGATCAAGGATTTCCTGCTTTGCATCAGGAAAAACATTAAATATATTTTTAATTTTTTGTCTTCGATTAGCCCTGCGCTGCTTTCTTCCAATTGGCTCTTGTTGTGCAGGGGCAGAACTTGGCGGTTGAGGTTGGCCAGAGGAAGGCATAACCATAGGTTGATTAGATCGCATCGCTCTTCTATCAGCCCTGCGCTGTTGTCGCATCGCTCTTCTATCAGCTCTGCGCTGCATTCTTCCTGCTCTGCCTATACCAATATTTCTAAATAAATTTCCTATGCCTCCAAAAAGATTTCTGCCAATTTGTTCTTCAACTTCCTCCTGTTGTCTTTTTTCTTCTGATTTGCCTACACCTCCAGCGCCTCCTCCACCAGCAAATCCTTGAGGCAATGACATAACGCCACCTTCACTCATAAAAGGCAAATTTCCAGCAGGACCACCTTCGTTTATGTCTGCAATGTAATCATAAAAATCATCCATTGTTTTAAATGGAGGAAGCCCTTGTTCTTTTCTTGATGCGTTAATTATTTCTAGTTCATCAAAATCTGGGTCCATCCCGCCAACATCATCAGGAGGTATAGTTTCTCCTGGGTCATCTGGTGGAGGTGTAACAACTACTGGAGGTTGATAAGGAGGTGGGGGTGGATATAAATCAGTTCCGAATTTTGTACCAGGCGCTACATCAGGAGCATTTGCATACATTTGCCCAGGCATCCCTTGGTAATTCATCATCTGAATGCTTGATCTTTGCCCTTGAGGAAGAAAGCCTGTTGGGTTTTCTTTAATACCTGGGAGAACATCTCGTAATGCGGGAGGTCGAGTAAAGCCACCAGTTCGCTCAAACTCTTCTAAAGCTCTTCTGGTTACATCTCTTTGCGCTTTTTGACTTTCCTGTATGTCAAGTCTCAATTCGTCTTGGTACTTACCCATTACAAATATTCCACCCTATAAATTAGGAAAAATAACTTTTAGTATATTGAAATAACCTAACACTTCCAACGTCTTCTAGCCTGTCGTAACCTAGAATTAGGATCTTTAGCAGCTTTAGGAAACTTCTTCATCTGGCCTGCTGATCTTGCGCAAAAAGATTTTCTTCTCTTAGCATCTTTACTGCCTTTCTTAACTTTACCAGTCACAGCTGTCTGTAGCTTGCTACCAGGGTTTTTTCTTCGGTATGCTGCGACTCCAGCTTCTGTCATGCCAGCGCCTTGCTCGGTAGGTCGAAAGTTCTTTTTATTGCGCTTTGGCATCTTATCGCGCTTACGAACTGCTCCACCGCCATTAAATTCTTGTGCATAACGTCTAAACATCAGCTATACCTTGTCTTTTTTCTCCGATCTGGCATTACAGCGCCACACCCTCGATGATTTCTTTTACTAATTAAGCCGCCATTTTTGGCAAAAGTCTTTACATTAGTAGGCTTGCCACCTACTCCTTGAGCTTTTGACCTTTTTCTTTTTACTGCACTTGTGCGTTCAGATGCTGTCATGGATTTAGCTTTTGATCGAGGCACACACTTAGGGTATTTCCTTTTAGAACCTTTGGTTGAAGATCTGCCACACGCTTGAAACTTGCCATCTTTCTTAGGCGCTCCTATATCAACCCAATCGCCTTTTGATCCTTTACCAAACCATTCTTTTAGACTCATGTCAGACCTATAATCCTGGCCCGTTTAGCAACAAAACCACCGCCCTTGAGGGATTTTGGTTTTGGCCCTTTAAAGTCTTTACGCTTTACGCCAGAAGGATCTTTGATCTTTCCTGCACAAATCTTACTTGCGTAAGCATTTGCATAAGCACTTGGATATACATCAAA